ACCGTAACTCCAGCACCCGCCGCAGGAACGACCGTGCCAACCGCGCCCGTGGCCGTAACGCCCGTGACCGTAACTCCAGCACCCGCTGTGGGAACGACCGTGCCGACCGCGCCCGTGGCCGATACACCTGTGGGAACAACATTCGCGCCCGCAGTAGGAACGACCGTGCCAACCGCGCCCGTGGCCGATACGCCCGTAACCGTGATGACACTTGTACCCGTAACTGTAACCGTGCCAACAGCACCCGTACCCGCAACGCCCGTAACATCGACGGCAAGAGGAGAGTTCCACGCACCCTCATTCCAAGTACCTCTTCCCCAGCCATTGATGTTTGCCAAAGCATTGTCCCCTACGCAATCCTAATAATCGCTGTACTCGCAGCAGCAGCAGGGAAGGTTATTGTGAACGTACCCGCCGTACTGGTCTTGTCACCACCGAAATCCAGCGCACAAACCGCTTTATTTGAATCAGAACTGTTATAGATTAAAGCCCCTCTTGCTGTGATCGTAGCTGTAGTGAAACTGAGATCTGAAAAATCAGTGAAACCAGTCGTTCCGCTACTGGAGGGATCAATCCTTGTTAAACTCCCACCTCCTGTAGCGTAGCTCCCACTCGAAGCCACCTCTCCAGTAGTGGTAAATGCTGTAGTGGCCGCTCCTAAAGTAGCTGTAGTGGAAGATTTTCCACCACTGCTTATGGCATATAAAGCCAGTTTAAAGGTATCGCCACCCGAGAGCTTAAAATTGTGTACAGCCTCAAGCACCTCTTTCTTGAAAGACGTACACATAGCCGTTGTAATTGCCATACTACAAACTCCTTAGATTCCTCGCTAATTCAGGGAAACCCGCTTCCCGCAGCTTTGCAGCGACAGTTGCCCTATCCTGATCTACAGCATGTTTTATATAATAAACTATAATCTCATGGACCTTGTCTTTAAAAGTCGCTGCTTGCTCACGAAGTGGTTCTGGAGCCTCGTCGGCTATATAAAGTATCTTGTCCACAGCCCTTTGAGCCACTTCCTCCACTGAAAGACCTCGGTTATCAGTTGTTGTTACATCAACTGTGCCTACGGAAAAGGAGGCAGTTACATCAAGCATTTGCTGCCTCTCTTAACGGGATCACCCCGTCATGTCTGCCATATAAAACAAGATTATTGTCTAATGGCTCCGGAGGCGTGGATTCAGACTTCTTTGCTATAGTCAAGGATCCTTCCGAGATAGACATGACCAAAGGATCATTCAATCTGTGATACCCGTAAAGTTTCTCTTCTTCAGGAACGTTTGTGTCAAGAAGCGTCGAGTTATGGGCAACCTCAATTTGCATACCACGCGCAATAGCCGCCGAAAGCCAGAATTCAGCACAGGCTCGACCCGCTTCCGCCACAATCAAATTTGACTTATACGAATAGTCAATCCCGTAAAGATAAAGCTTTTCAACTTCATAGTAGATGGCAAAGGCTATTGCATAGGGTACTGTATTGTTGAAATAGCATAGACCTGTGTTCTTGATCACTTCTTCAAGAGGATAAAGAACAGCGCCGGGAACTCTTTTATCCAAAGTACAGGTATATATCGGCCCGGGATGCGATCCCAAAGCCTTGCGAAGTGCGTCTGTCTGAGCGCCAGCGTTTTCGGTGTCCAGGAATCTTGAAGCCGGGTCCATCATAAAAACTCGATCATGTTTTATAGGCACCATCATGGAGTTTATGGCCCACACTTCATCAAAACTTTTCCCGTTCGCAACGGACGACGTAAAAGTCCCCTGCGTGCTGCCAAGCCCTACAACAGCTACATGCGCTCCTCTCAGGTTTTTTCTCATTGCACGGGAATCCTTACGTTATCGTGCCTGTACTGATCCTGTGTCTGCTTCCCTTCACCCAAGTTCTTGAGCCACTGCAAAGACTCCATAAATCTGTTGTTGTAGAGTGACATTAAATCCGGCTCACCTTTCATAAACGTATAGGCTTCTAAAAGGCTGCCGTACAAAAGGCATAGTTCGGCATTTGTCCCAAGCCAACTGGTTCCATCATCAGACGCTGTTATAGACTGGGGGCGGTAGAAGTAATGAAGCTCCATCGTATAATTGGCATCCGGCGTAGGAGCCAGAACCAGACTATCCTCGTCCCAGTCACCGTAATATTTGGGTGTTCCTGTTGTGGCTGGATTTGGCGTGTAATCCTGTAAAAAAGTAATGTGCTTGTACTCAAGAAACTCGTTAGCCGAACTGTTGACAACGCTCAAGGAGAACGGCGACAGGAAATCTGTCGGCTTTGCGAGAAACTTCGTCGATTGAGTGGCTGACCCCGCGACATTCTTACGAAAATCATCCAATTGACACTCTTTGAGGATGCGTTCTTCAGCATTTAGGATAAATCGGGATAGCTGACCAACGAAAGTGCTTTCAGCATTATCCGTGTACTCCTGTATCGCTGTTTTCAAGGTTGTGTAGGTAAAAGCCATCTCATGCACTCACTGTTACAGGGCCAGCGGAAGAATATCCGCCTCCACCCTTTATACTTCCAGAAGTAGCGGTTCCACTTCCAGAAGTAAAAGTGTAGCTGTTGCTATCTACTTCAGTGATGGAGAAACCGGAAGCATTCTCAAGGGCGGTTTCTGTGAAACCATCAAAGGCCTCCACCTTTCTAAATCGTACAGTGTCCCCTGTGCTGCGGCCATGCCCGGGTTCGGTAACTGTAACTACAGCGGAACCGCTTGTCCCGGACTTGAAAGCGTTAAAGGGAAGCAGAACCAGTGCAGCAGGCTCCACCCTGGCAGGGCGACTTATCCGTAACGCTTGAGGGTCAGGGATATGATGCAGGGGGGTTAACTGGGGTTGCTTTGTTTCAAACTCATCGTCCCCAACCAGCATCCCAGTCCATTCCCGGGTCATATCTTGTAATCGGTATGCCCTACCAGAACGATCTGATATCCCAAGAGCATATTTCCCTGCGGCGTATTTGGCCATGTCAAATACGCAATGATTGGGAGGTGGGTATCAATCGGAGAGAGACCGTGGGGGCTCCGAAGATATCTTCGGAAGAGGCTCGTTGGAACTCCTCCTCGTAAAGTGCTTTCAAGATTTCAACACGTTGAGGAGAACGCTTCAGCGCGATCTGGAAAGCGAGGCCGGCTACCAGGCATGGGAGAAACCTGTACGGAACATCGGCTGTGTTAGTAGCCGCATCGGCGTCCTGAATTCTCTTGACCCTGTAGTAAATAATGGAATCCGTAGAATTCTCCGGAGCGGGCCATACAGTGATCGTTGGGGTAATCTGACGATCAACATAGAATTGTGTCGGACGCCCCTGTGTCGTTTTCTTCGGGATACTGAGGTATTCTTGGCGACTTATTCTAGTGATGGAGATATCTTCACTGCTGCGACGCAAAACAGCTTCCAGTACGTCCCCGGAAGCTTGAACATCCGCCAGACTTGGATCGGCACTGATGGTTGTGCTCGCTGAACTACTGGATCCTGTAATGGTCTCCGCGGCAGTGAAGGACCCGGAAGGAACCGTTAAGGTAAGTGTGGTGGAAGAGGGCTTCGTTATAATGGAAGCTGTAACCCCACTCGATCCCCCTGTTATAGTTTCCCCCACACTAAGACTGCTGGAATCCCCTACCGTAGCGGTAATGACGCCTACGGGATAAGTTGTTACAGCAGAAGTACTGGACAGTTGAGCTACGCTTTGCGTTACCTGATCAATGGTCCACAGGTTAAGGCCCCGGTTGGCCCAATCAGCAAATAGTAAATTTAAGGATTTGCGGGCGGTACGACTGTCATACCCTGTACGAAACTCCAGCCCACATCTCTCAAAGGCCTCTTCCGTAATGTCGGCCATATCCAGGTTAAAATCAACCGAACCAGAAGTTGCCATAACTTTCACCTATCCCCATAAAGTCAGTCGCACACCTATCGCCAACTGGCCTAACACCAAAAAGCCAACCCCCCATAATATCTTAATAATAAAATCGAGGGTTTTCTGAACGTGATGCAGATCATTTTTCTTAATGACCTCAATACGTTCTGACAAAATTCTCAACTCTCCCCGGATTTTCACCAGTTCAAGTTCGTTTTGTCGCGCCTTATCGGTCATCGTCTAGAACTCTTTAATGCACTCCAGGACGATTGTGTATGTATCCCCCGCACCATGCCCAACCGTTGTGAATCTCAAATCCCCTGTAGGGCTCGAGGCACTGTTAACAAGCCCTCCAAAAGAAGAAAAGTCGAAGTCCCCCTGATATCCCGAGGGAAGCTCCACAGCTAGTGTGTCGGTACTGGCATCCCATAGAATTTTTACCGATAGCCCAATCGTGCTGAACCATATCCGGTTGATACGGAGATTACTGCAAGCAGTGCCATCTTGAAGGGACGACAAACCAGAAACATCCACCGCCATGACGGCACTTTGGCCGGTGTCTACATAGGTGTAGGCGAAAGATTTAACTAGCCTTCCGGGACCATCATCAATGATCTTCTCGGTAAAAGTATCGGCCATAGCCTACTCCTTAGTTTCTCCTGACAAGACCATCATCTTCTACGGTAGATCATTATACTGGATCATGCCATCCGTAGTTCTTTGAGCGGCGACCCAGATATAATCGCACCAAGCAGCATCTGCTGTGGTCGTTCCAGACATGGCACCGAACCACGGCGTCAAGGCTGAAGTGGGTATGTTCCCCGTAGTAGTTGTTTTCAGCACTCGGTCAACATAGAACTGCACCTGTCCCGTACCCTTAACAATGAAGCCTAAGCGCCGGGTATTGGTGATAGTAGACGAAGACTCCGCGCCATCAGCGAAATCAATGCCGGTATCCGTTTTGGTTTCTGTTCCACCGCTATCGCAGTTCGCGTAGATATCGGCAGCGCCTTCTACCAAGAGAAAACCGATTTGATTGCTCGCGGTAAAGGGGACACCAGTAGCAAATGTGCCATTTTCCGCCAGTCCAACAAACATATCCATGTCGTCAGCATCGGCTACTGCAACACTTGCTTCAAAAAAGATAAGTTTATTTGACGCGGCCATGAAAATTTCATTGCCTTGGATCGAACCACCGGAATTATCGGTTGAGCCATCCCCAGTGGATTTCGCCCATCCGCCAACATGATCTGCTAGGCAAGTTAATGTACCACTATTGAGGACTTCCTTTGTCCAGTCGTCAGTGTCATCAATATCAATCCCCGTAAAGTCATCATACTTGAAGACAAAATCAGGATTGATCTGCATCGGAAGATTTTTAAACCATGATCCTAAAGCGCTGGCATCACTACCGTGACCGCTATACATAATAGGACCAGAAAAACGTGTCGTACCCATTGGGGTTCTCCTTACGAAAGATATGCCCTAGAGTCTTCGTAAGCGTCTGCTGGGTCAGTCGCTAGGGCTAGATTATCCCAGAAAGGAGGGAGAGGGTTGCCCCTCTCCCCAGTTTTCACGCGCCAGGAGAGCCGAACACACAACGTGGGTCAGACCAGCCGAAGCTATAACGCTCGCGGGCCTTGAACCGCACATTTCCTGTGTCAAAATCGCCTTCCATCTTCGTGGACATAGGCATACGCTCAAAGTGGAGGAAGCCACGAGGAGCATCGGTTTTAATAAACCAAGCGTCTGTGTCCGTCAGATAGTGGTTAACGACATAACCCTGCGGGAGCATACCCATGTTCCGCGTAGCATTGATGTCATTATCCGCAGTCCCTGGACGAAGAGTCGATTCGAGCAACCTGTCTGCAACGAATTGCAGGTTCGGCGGAACGATTAACTTTTCGCCACGAACCGAAACCTTCAGGCCGCGCTCATCAACAAAGGCTGCAATATCAATGAGAGCATTCTCAAGACTCGTTTCGTTCAGGTCAGCGGCTGTACTGGGTTCGTTACGAAGATCGTTATTGTTCGTAAGAGGGTGATCCGTTGCACAGAGTTCTTTGGCATCACCACCAGTGTAGCTACTATCGAAAGCATTATTAAGCGTGGCGGCACCTTTTACCTGTTTAGTGTTCGCCATGCTGCGAGCCAAAGCTTTCGTATAGCGGGATGCAAGACGATCATAAAGATTATCTTCAATCGCTTCTTCCGTGATGGAGAAAGCGAGAGCGATAGTCTCATGCGTATATCTTGCAGTGTACGCTTCTTGTGCATCATCAAACGATACAGCCGTACCTTCAGCCTTTACGGGTGCTGACCCAAAACCTGAAAGCATCACCTCCTCCTCAAAAGCTCGCTCTGAAGATTCGGTCTCGTAAATCTCGGCTGATTCGTTATCGAACCTGGAATACTCAAGACCAAAAAGGGCTTTGAGTCCAGGCGCTAGCTCTTTCGCTAGTTGGGCTCTACTAATAGCCATTTTATGACCTCCTATACGCCAGTGGTTGAGACAGTGCCAGCCGCAATGGACCCTGTCGGGGCATTGAAACTGTTGTTCAACCTAACGATTGCACCAATACCGGCAGCAGAAAAATCAGCGTTCTCGGGATCGTCTTGCCAACCCATGATACGCATGTTCAGGGTATTGGTTGTGGCAATTGTACTAATATCCAAACGACCAAGAGAAACGCCAGTCGCATCAGTGCCGGTAGTAGCCGTAGAAAAGTTTGCATTTGCAAAGACCGCGGCTCGAGCAACAGCTTTACTCGTCCACGTAGCGTCTGTAGCAATTACAAACAATTGGTTCGGATCGTCAGCAACATACGCCTTAACGGGATGGTTGCTGTCGGCCCCAGAACCGGGCCAGTAGTTACTCCATACGGGCTTGCCTGTCGTACTAGACACATATTCACAACCCATGAAAACACCGACAAGACTAACAGTACCACCAGCAGCAGCGCCTACAATGTCAATATACCCTGTGGACAGGGGGATGACAGGCGAGCCATGATAGATCTTGTTAGTGTTACCATTGGCGATTTCATACATTGTGTAATTAGCAACCCCGGTCGAATTCGAGCCTTCCCCAAGCTTACGCAAGGGACGAAGCCCAAAACTTCCGTTGCTATTTGCCATAATTTATGACTCCTGGCCCTCTCCTTGAGGACCTCCAAAAGTTACACGAGTTTGCCTATCAGGCTTGCTGATAGGCATAGCGGGATGTTGTTCGCGAGCTAAGTCGTTATCAACAGCGGTCAT